AGGAGTCCGATAACCGGCAAGCCTCGCAGTAAGGCATATGCTACTCAGAAATCAAAAAACTGGGAGACCATCGGCAACATCTATGAAAACCGTGAATTGTTAGAACAGATGTAGTAAAAGTGCTGATGTATGACATAAAAGATACTGAACAGTATCATTGAGGAAGGAAAGAACAATGGGACGGAAATTAATGCGAGTACCGTTAGACTTCGATTGGCCGCAAGGTCAGATATGGAAAGGCTACATGAGTCCATATCATCCGGTTGAGTGTAAATCATGTAAAGGGACTGGCTACAGCGAAGCATACAATAAAATGCAAGATCGTTGGTATGGAAACGATGCTTCACCTGAATGGGTCTATCTTAATGATAGGCATCGATATAACAAGGCGGCTTGGAACCATAATCTCACTCAAGAAGATGTGGATGTGCTACTAGAACATGACCGCCTGTGGGATTTTACGCGAGTGCCAAGAAACGCAGAGCAGCAAAAAGAGGTGGAAGAGAAAAGAGCCAACGGCGGAAATAGTTGGCTCCCCTATGATAATGGGTACAGACCTTCGGCAGAAGAGGTGAATATCTGGGCGCTTGATGGCCTGGGTCATGATAGTTCTAATGCCTATTATTGCATCAAGGCAAGACTAGACAGAGAAGGAATATCTTATCTCTGTCCCTATTGCAAGGGTGAAGGGCATTTCTGGCAATCCCCTGAGATTGAGAAAGCAGCAGATGAATGGGAAAGGATTGAGCCACCTACAGGGGAAGGCTATCAACTATGGGAAACTACTTCAGAAGGTTCTCCCGATTCACCTGTGTTCGCTACACTTGATGAACTCTGTGTATGGTGTGAAGATAATGCTACTACGTTCGCTACATTTACAGCCTCAGCAGAAGAGTGGAAGAAGATGCTTTCTGAGGACTTTGTATCACACCAGGAAGGCAATATCGTTTTCATGTGATGTAATAAAATCCCCCATAGAATCGGTATATATGCTGAATAGTATCATTGACTAGCGAGCATAAAATAGCCGCACACTTGCATGTTTGCCTGCCCGCGTTTATAATTGAGGCAAGGAACCAACCGGGGGATACGATGCTTTGCACTGACACTCAAGGCTCCATGCCTGCTATACATATATCGAAAGATGCGTTTCATGTTGCCTGTGAGTATGACGCCTTTCGTGATGTTGCGATCCAGCAGCAGTTACCGGAATGGTCGGTCACTTTCAAGAACCTGCATGGCTCTATCGCCTCGGCAAAGTTTGAATTTACCAAGTTCTTACACAAGATCAAGAAGCATCTTGTGAATTAGCATCGACGAGCACCCTATAAGGATACGGCGGATGCTTTCTAGCTATTGCTAGAGAGTGTCCGCTTTTTGCGTTTTGGAGGCGATATGGCACGCCGCATCTGGATACTTCGCTACTTACTTGAGGACGCGCTGCTTGGCATTCTTGTGCGCCTCGTCCTGCTGAAACGGAGGTGGAGATGATTAAACAGAACCTCGATGCCACCACAAAAACATGGCACAAATCCGATGAGCCACGCGCCTTCACGCTCAAGTTCAACCAAAGCAAGCTCAAGAGTGCCAACCCTGTCAGACGGCAAGAGTACCAGGAGTGGAAGGAAGTGGAAGGCATTCTCTTCACCAGCGGCTCCGTGTGCCTTGATCGCAGTTTCATGAACTATTATCCTACACTCACGGATATGTGTGACTCCTTCGGTACCATTGGAAAATATGAGATTGAATGGCTGGATGAGCAAGAAAGTGAGACTGTGGAATGAGCGAAGAGCACAACATCTATCACCTGAATACACCCTACAATCCCCTGGCCGGTGGTGCATCAGTCACACAAGTCCATCCTCAGATTGTCACGCTCAATCCTTCCAATCCCTCCGCATTCACACTCATCAATACCAGGGAATACAATGATCTGCTCTCACAACGACAGAACTTGCAGGCCGTCATTCGTAACGTGACGCACTACCTCATCGCAAAGCAGGACATCGGCGAACTCTCAGCCGTGGAGGATGCCTTGCTGCTGGCGTGCGAGAAAGCTATTCAGGTGGCAGCATGAACTACCCCTCGCGGCATCATAACAACGCAAAGGGTACAACCCGCGATGTGAACGCGGGCAAGCGCGTGCAGCAGGCTATTCAGTTGCGTGCAGAACGTGTCACCTTCGAGGAGATAGCCGCTCGCTGTGGCTATGGCAGTCGGGGTGCAGCACATCATGCCGTGATGCGTGAACTTGACCGCTGCGTGACCAAGGACGTTGAGGAACTGCGTACACAAGAATTGCACATGCTGGACGTGATGCACCGGGAAGTGTGGCAGTTGTTCATGGACAAGAAGAACCGTGGTCGCCTGTTCGCAGTGGATAGACTGCTAGCAATCAGTGAGAGGCGTAGCAAGCTCATGGGCCTCGATCTCTCCAACGACAACGCCATCGCCGCCGCGCAAATCATCGTGCAGGAAGTGCCATCGCGATACTTGACCGGGCCTGCACCTGTGGCAGAGGTGGAAGGATGATTGCACTTGCTTATGCTCTTGTGTTCATTGTGGCTGCCATGCCTTTAGGCTATCTGTTCTATCGGGCTTGGAGACTTGCTCGCTTGGAGCGCTTTCTCAGGAAGTGTAGGGGGGAGACATCGTGACGACCTACGCGCCACCGAAGCAAGAACTACGCATACCCGCGCCTGAACTACGCGGCGCAGCGCTTGCCCTTGGCTCTTGCCAGGATAGAGAGGTATGCATTGAAGGTTCAGCAGGCACAGGTAAGACGGTTGGCGCGCTCTTCAAGATACACGTCCTACTTTCACGCTATCCAGGAGCAAGAGCATTAGTCGCAAGGAAAACCAATACGGCGCTCTCAGGTTCTGCGATGGTGACGTATCGTGACAATATCCTGCGTGGTCGACGTGACATCAGATGGTTCGGTGGCAGCAAAGAAAAGCCTGCTGCGTACTACTATCCCAACGGCTCAGAGATGATTGTCAATGGCCTCGATAAGCCTGAAAAGGTGCAATCATCCGAGTTTGATTATGCCTACATCAATGAGGCAACGGAGTGCGAGATAGAGGATATCGAGTTCGTGCGCATGCGTCTCAGACCGCGCACAACTGGCCCTGAAGTTCCGTACCGGCAGCTTATCATGGACTGCAACCCCGATGCGCCTGACCACTGGCTGAATCAGCGCATGAATGAAGGCGTCACAATGCGCCTCACATCCTACCACGAGGATAACCCACGCTACTTTGATCGCTCAACTCAGGACTGGACAGAGGAAGGCAGAGAATACATCTTCGGCATTCTTGAAGGCTTAACAGGTGTGCGGCGTGAGCGCTTCTTGCTTGGTAAGTGGGTTGGTGCTGAAGGCAGTATCTATGAAGATGCATGGGATAGACGGCGCAATGTGATAGATCGCTTCCCCATACCTGCCGAATGGCCGCGCTATCTTGTGGTCGACTTCGGCTTTACCAATCCATTCGTCTGCAAGTGGTATGCGATGGATGGTGATGGGCGAGGATATGTCTACCGTGAACTGTACAAGACGAAGCGCCTCGTGGAAGATCACGCCAAACAGATCAAGCAGCATTCACAGTGGGGACAAGAACACGGCGACCCACTGCCGCGCATGGTGCTCTGCGACCATGACGCAGAGGACAGAGCCACTCTTGAAAGACACCTGGGACTCATCACCTATCCCGCGCAAAAGAATGTCAGTGCTGGTATTCAGGTCACAGCAGCACGTTACCGACCAGCAGGTGACGGTAAGCCGCGCTTGATGTATTTTCGTGATTGCCTGATTGAACGTGACCGTGAGCTTGTCAACAAGAAGAAGCCAACATGCTCAGTAGAGGAAGTGGATGGCTACATATGGGATACGCGGCAAGGGGTGAAACGTGGTGAAGCGCCACTTAAAGAGGACGATCACGGTGTAGATTGTGATAGATATTTTTGCGCACACTTTGACCTTCGCCCGGGTGTACGCTATTCTAACCGGATTTATTGATTGGAGTCGTCATGGTTATACAAGCGCCCATGCAGCAGCAAGCAGCGCAGCCGGTGTACGAAATAACCGAAGAGGACAAGAAGCGGCAGCAGCGCATCGCTGAGGCGTGGAAAGCCTACGATGGCGGCATGGCGAAGCCACTGGATAAGATGCCCGGTGAGGCTGATGATAATGTCATCTACAACGGCATCGCCCCAGTGGTTAATACCATCGATGACTTTCTCTTCGGCAAAGAGTTGGAGATATCGGTCGAGAAAAAGGCAGCCGATGACGTGCAAATCTTTCTCGATAAGACGTGGGGTATCAAAGAGAAACGCCTGCCACTGCTGCAAGATTTGGGCATGAATGGCAGCGTTGCCGGGCGTGGTTTCCTACGCATTGTACCAGGTACATCACGATCAGATAAGCCAAAGAAGTATCGCCTCATCGTGCCTGATCCATCCACCATCTTTGTGAAAACAGCGCCGCAGGACTGCGAGACCGTCCTTCTGTATTGTACCGAATATGGCGAGGATGAGAAGATCAATGGTCGCCC